TAGCTTCCTCTTATATCTAACAGTGTCATGCCTGACACCAATAGAATAAGAGTTAATCGACCGCTGCAAAAAGCTAATAAATAACCCAGAAGGGTTATAAATCAGCGGCTTACGACGATCCGGGTTAAGGATCTTCCCTTCTAGAATGCGGATTTTACTCCCTATAGGTTCATAACGCCTATAGAGAAGGCTCTGTGTTGGCTTATCCAACTTCAAAGACTTCTGCACAATAGAGAGGGGGATCTGTATACCCGAATCGAAGTTATCCCAGCGCGGAACGTATGTCCTGTCAGTAAAACTGGCAAGATATTGTACGGTACGCGGGAGAGATAGACCTGTTCTTGCGGAGAACAAGTTAAGCTGGTTAATCACAGCGAAGAGATCCTGCTTGGAGTGTAGACGTTTAACGTAGACACCCCTCACGTTCCGACCCTTAAAAAAGTCAGAACCGCAAGACTCTCTGAACGGACCTTCGCTAAAGGTCTTGTTGTTATTAACCTGGAACCCGAGAAATGTAAGGAGACGAAGTACATCCGGCCAGATTGAATCTGGACAGATGATATCATCACCGAACACGCCCCAGGTCCCAAATTCCCTGCCACGCGGGTAAAGGAGCTTTAGGCCCCTCGCTCGAGCAGCAGAGACAACAACCGCAGAAAAAAGCATGGTTTGCAATGGAAACGTAAAACCGTTACCCATTGTAGAGACCATATTTAATTCATGCGTAGCTCCATCAACCTCCGTTACGCGAGATCGCATCAACTTCAGCATGTTTAGAACATACTTAGGTAGGACATGATCAAGCATAGGGAGTGACAGAGAATCCGAGGCGGAAGATAAGTCACAAGTGACGAATCCTAAGCCAAGGCTTCCCTTACGGGCTAACTCTCGGTTTTTGAAGGGCTGGTCTGCCATGGAAATCCCATAGCATTCCAGAAGCCTTCTCTCAATTACATGCCCTGCACCTAACTGAACAAACATGTTCAAACTAGGCTCAGTACAGATTGAGCGAGAGATTTTGTCGTCCTTCGGAACAAAGCTAAGACGGTTACCTGCAACTACATGAGCTTCACCATAGTGTTCGCGTCTGATATTTTCAGCATTGAACCATTCTGGAAAGTTTCTAATGTAGCTCTTATACGCTCTGTATAAGCACAGACTTGTGCACGTCAGAGGAGAGGCGAACATCTTCGAATAGAAGTTGTTCGATCTCGAACCGATAGATGAGCCTGGACCGGTTCTTCCATAATGGAAGAACTCATCAAGGTTGTCAAATAACGGAGTACCTTGTCGATGGAAGAAATCATAGATCGTTGAGCGAAGCTCTCCGACCAAGACCTCGTCCCATGAGTCGGTATAACGTGGGGCCCATTCCTTACAAGCTAAATTGATTGTAAGAAATTTCGATAAGGCGGCTTTGTCTTGAGATTCCGAGTTTTCGACTGAATACTTCTTCAGAAGAGACTTCGAAATCGAGAACGCTGCCGCTTCTCTGGGCGTGGCATCAGGATGGAGAGACTCTTGTGTTGTTACACGAGGATCAATACCATTTTTCTGATGTAAGTCTAGAAGCAAGTTTTGGTAAAGAGCAAGAGGATAAATACCCATGATGTCTCACCTGGTTGGTTGGCTCTTTAGGCCTCAATTAGAGTCAGTCGGCAACTGCTTCTTCCTTCGAAGATAGCGTTCACCGATATAAACAATGACTGAGACCAGAAGATCCACAAGCCACTGTTTTCGGGCATTCATTACAGAATGCCAGATACCAGCGTATCGCCAGCGCCCGAAGCCTGTTCGAACAGGGCTCCAGATGCCAGTGATAACATGGCGCGAATGTTCGCAGGATCATAGCTATCCGAGCCAGCGGGAACTTCGATTTGAATACGAAGTATCGCCATCTCAGGAGCCTGATTAGCTGCGTAGTTCACGCCCTTGCGGACAACCAAACCATAGCTATTCCGAGGAATAGCACCGTATCGGCCAGTCACTGGATTCGCCGACTGAAGAGCCCGAGGGTTCTTCGGCCGAATGAATGTAACAGTGAAAGGATCCGACACGGAGTGAGAACGGACACCAGTCTGCGTACCGCCAATGGCTGTAACCGCATGCTGTTTTCCGTTCACATCAGGGGCAGTATCCGTCGTTAACGTGTAGGTCGGACTGGTAAAACCAGTTTGCGCCCCACCCGTCACAGGGGATGATGGATTCCAAGTCATGAGCAATGCTCCAATAATGGTTAATAAGGACGAAGACCTCTACGGGATTGTGCTAACGCGGCCAAGTTAATCCACTTGGTACCCATACCAGGGACCTCCAGCTGGAAAGCCGGAGTAAGGTCATCGGTAGGGTAACGAAACACATTCTTAAAGGTCCCAATTGACTCACACGGCGTCCTCGAAATCAGGTTACGAGAGACCAAAAATGGATTAGCTGATTCGGCATAAGTAGGATTAGATGTAAAGTTTCGATAAATCGAATACTGAACATCCGTCCTAAATACGCCTACCAGCCCAGTCCGGGCCCAAGTAGCTGATGAGAGGATATCACCAATATTGGTGAAATAATCTACAAGGAAAGAGTATGGAATAAGCTCCCACAAAGTGGGAACGAATTCATCGAGAGTTAAACCAATACGTCTCATTTCCGCCGTGCCCGAAACGTCCAAGTGGACAATCGAGCGGAGAATAACGATGGTATCGGTTTCAACAACACGATTTTCATTCCAACGGAGAGTACCTGACGTCTGCTCAATAACAGTATGAGAAACCTCTTCGCGATTGCGGCCATAACCAGTGACTAACTCGAAAGGTAGTCGCTGCATGTTCCACTCTGCGAGAGTTTTAGCTGCTGCATCAAGATCAGAAACCAAGGGCTTCCAAGCAAATGAATACTCTAACCACGTATCCTGTAAAACTTTAAGACGAGTACGGGCATTTCCTCTTCGACGGCGACGAGCCGCTGAAAAGTAATCTGCTATCCCCGTCCGTAAAGCTTGAGCAGGATTGCGGATAGAATGAAGAATCTCGCGAAACTCACCAAGAAAGACGCCGCCCAAAAAGGACTGCTGAATTTGCTTGGCTTTATTAACGAAGTTCTTCTTCGCCATGTTGGCGGCGGGCTCCAAAGAGGGGTTCAAGTCGCTACTGTCAGGGACTGCAACGAAAGAACCCTGAGCAATATAATAGACATGATCAGGACTAATCTCACCAAAGATATCGAGCCACACATCTTCTACAGAGTAACGACCCTGTACAAGTTTGAGGTCACGAGTCCAAGCTGAAAATAGACTGCTCGCGTTCTGCCCACGGGAGATTGCCAACTTATAGTCCGGAACTACATCACCTGTACGTGAACGACCGACTGTGAAGTCGATTTGGTTCATTTCGAGGTAAGGTTCGCTCGTCGCTGTAACGTTAGCAAAAGCCCATCGGTAAGGAACGTTTGATGTCTTAGATATAGTGCTCATGGAAAACCACCGGGTCTTGTCAAGACCCAAGGAATATACTTACGCATACACCTTGAGAGAAACGCCTCGAAAGAGGCACCACCCTAAACAGTTATATTTGAGACAAAGGAATGACGGAAAAGCCTTTATGAAGGCTGGATCCGAGCAAACCCGAGTTCCAATCGAAAGAACTGAGCCATAGGTAGAGAGCAGCAATAGTGCCGCTCCTCCCCATAAACTCAAGAATCTCGACGGGAGCCTCGTCTCTGAATAACTGCAAGGAAATCGCCGCTACAATATGAAGGTCATCTGCCTGATAAGTCAAGAGAGAAACGATTTTATATCGGCTGCCGGGTTCAAATGAACTCGGATAAACAGCAAACAACTCTTCGAGACGCATAGGAAGACTCCTCATAATGTAGACAGCAAAGAAGCGGGCCGAAAGGCCCG